CCTTGGCCCTGACTGCAGCCCAGGCATTGAGGATAAAGTCGTTGCGGCTGTTGGGAGGAATTTAGCGCGTTTGGTGGCTGATGATCAGGAACGAAGTTCCCCGATGGCGTTCCTGGATCGCGGGTCCCACACGTGTGACACCCGGTCCCTGAACCGATTTCGTTAATTCTATTTCGCTCCTCAACCGTGAAGTCACGCTTAGGTCCGCGCGCCGCGAGTGAATCACCCGCAAACGGCCCAGGCCCGATACCATTCCGTGAAAGCTCCTGGAGGCGTCCCTCGGCCTCTCGGGCTTCTGCCTCCGCCGCTAGAATTTCTCCTTCAATAGTTTCGGTGAAGCTCGGTGTTGGCCGCCAAGTCGGATCGAGTTGGCGGACCTCGGCCGCCCGTGCCTCCGCTCGCGCCTGAGCAACCGCGAGGCGGGCTTCTTGTGCCGGCGTCGCCTCAACAAGCTGGCCGTTCCGGAGGCGGACCAGTCCTGAACCACGAGCCGGTCGAGATAGGTTCTGAGCAACCTGCGTCTGTCCGCCACCCCCTCCACCCGTCCACTGCCCGCCGTCTGAATTACCCGCCGGTACGCGCGGCTGGTTTGGGTTGAAGCCTGCCTTGAAGGCGCGGGCGAGCTGCGCGTGTTTGGCTTCGACCACACTCGCGTGCAGGAGCCAGCTCAGGCGTCGGCAGCGCGCGCCGACCTCCCAGCTCGCCGCGAAGGACTCCATCTCTTGCGTCTTCGGTTATTTCGCGCGCATCACGCGGGCGCCGCGATGCAAGGCGCGAGCGAGGCTCGCGCTATCTGCGCCGAGCGCTCCCCGCCGCTTCACCGTGCTCACCCGCGCCTCGGGCAGCATGGGGAAGGTGACGATGGAGATTTCCCAGAGGTCGATCTTGTCGAGGCGGCGGACGCCGTTCTTGGGGTCGGTGCGCCCCTTCACGGTGCGGAAGCCGATGGAGAGCCCATCGAGCGCGCCGGCCCGCATTAGGCTCAGCACTTCGCGGGCGCGCGCCACTTCCGGCATCAGGCGCCAGCGGGCGAACAGGCCCTTGGCGTCCTCGTAAAGCTCGAGCCACACGCCGATCGGCTCGTTGGGGTCGTGCTGGAACAGAAGCTTGACCCCTTGTGTGCCCCGGGCCCGAAGGCTCTCGCGGAAGGCGCCGGGCATCACCAGGTCCTGGCCGAGATCGACCTCGCCGAACACGCTCGCGTAGCCTGCGAAGGTGCCGTCGGCCTCGACCCGTTTCAGGTCGCAGGGCGCGAACTTCACCTCGCGCGCCGGCAGGTTATCGCCGAAGCGTTCCAGCATTTTTTTGTCCTTGAACCAAACTCTCGTCATGCCCGGCCTTGTGCCGGGCATCCACGTCTCGGGGCCGCTGAACAAAATCGTGGATGGCCGGGACAAGCCCGGCCATGACCAGAGATCATTGCTGAGCCGCAGCAGCGAGCTCATCCCCGCCCTCAACCGGCTCGTAGCCGACGGCGGCGCGCTTCTCGTTGATAGTGAGAAAATCGGCGACCCTCACCCGCTCCCAGAGCGCCTCGCGCTCGGTGCTCAAGGCCTCGATGGCGTCGAGGTCGGGGCGAAGCTCGAGGTTCGCGCCCTCATCGAAGGCAGGCCCGAGCCACCCAGACAATGCCTTCGCCGTGCGCGTCACCAGGGGCAGGATTGTCTGCCGCCAGAATGAGCGATTGGCCTCTGCGTAATTGGAATAGGTGTTGTCGCCGGGAATGCCGAGCAGCATCGGCGGCACGCCAAGCGCAAGCGCCACCTCGCGCGCGGCGACGTGCTTCGCCGAGATGAAATCCATGTCCTTTGGCGAGAAGGCCATCGCCTTCCAGTCGAGCCCGCCTTCGAGCAGCAACGGCCGGCCGGCATTTTTCGCGCCTTGGAAGCTCGCTTCGAGCTCTGCCTTCAGCCGCTCGAATTGCTCAGGCGTGAGCTGACCGTCCTTGGCGCTATAGACGAGCGCGCCGGAGGGGCAGGCGGAATTGTCGAGGAGCGCCTTGTTCCACGCGCCGCTCGCATTGTGAATGTCGATGGCGGCGGCCGCGGCCTCGAGCGGGCTCATGCCGTAATGGTCGTTGAGCGGGTGGAACAGCGCCATATGCAGGATCGGCCGCACGCCGTCCCCATCCTGGCGGAAGCGCACCGTCTGGCCGCCGACCGTATAGTCGTAGGCCTCGGGCCAGCCATCTGCCCCAGGCACCAATTTCATGCGGTCGGGGCGAAGCACATGCAGCTCGCGCAAAGCGCCGTTGACGGTGACGGCCTCGAGATACGCGTTGCCCGCGACGAGCAGATGCCCATACCAAGCCTCGAACAGATCCGGCGCGCAGTGCGCAGGGTTGGGCTTGGCGAGCAGCGCAAGCAGTGGGTGCTCGTCGACTTCGCTCTCGCCGTCGAACAGGAAGAGCGGCACGCTTGCCGCCGCTTCAGCGATCATGCGCACCGAGCGGTAGACGACGGCGTTCTTGGCGAAGCCTTCGCGAGCGAGTGATGCGAGATCGCGCGGAGTCCACACTGGCTGGCCGCCGGCAGCCCAGGCGATCAGCTTCGCCGTCCGGCTTGCCTTGGCCTCGAGCCCGAGGAGCCTCGCCAGTCTCTCGCGCAGTGTCGTTGCCATTGACCTCACCAAATTCTCCTCGTCATGCCCGGCCTTGTGCCGGGCATCCAAGAACACCCGCACTGTCGTTGGACTCAGTGATCATGGATGGCCGGGACAAGCCCGGCCATGACGAGCGTTACACAAAGCGGACGCGGGGCTCGGCCAGCCCGCGCAGCATCAAATCGGTGAGCGCCCAGACGAGCGCATCGACGCGGTCAGGGCTCGCGCCCCCCGATAATCCGTCCGGCCCGAAATCGCTCATCTCGTCCTCGAGCTCGGGAAACGTGCCGACATGCGCCACGCGTCCCTGCTCGTAAAGTGCGGCGACAGGCTCGGCGCGCAGCCACTTGCCGCGCATGGCGCGCACGGAGCGCACCGGCACGCTTGCATCGACCTGTCGAATGACCGTCTCGACCAGCTCGCCCCCTTGATTGACTTTGGCCACGATGCGATCTGCTTCGAAGCGGCGATAGGCGCGGACCACGGCACGCGCCCATTCAAGGGGGCTCACCCGCTCCCGCGTCCGGTCGGCGAGCACATAGGCCCGTCCGTCTTCCCCAAGTCCGACAACGATGATGCCACAAGCGTCGGCATGCGGCCCGCTCGACGCCGGCGGGTCGACAGCCACCACCACGCGCCGAAGCTCAGGCGTCACGCGCACGCGGGCGCGCTCGATCAGATCGCGCGGCCAGAGCGCATCGGGGCGGTCCTCAAGCAGCTCGGCATCGAGCTCCTGCCGGCCGAGCCGCGTGCCGCGATAGCGTCCGACGATCGCATCGAGAAAGCCAGGCGCGAGATTGGCTTCGTTGGCCGCCGTTGAGACGCGCGTCACCGCTGTCTGCGGATCGGCGATCAAAGCTTTCAGCAGCTTGGTCGGCCGTGGCGTCGTAGTCACGACCTGGCGCGGGCTTGTCCCTAAGCGCAAGCCGAATTGCAGCATGTCCCAGGTTTCTTCCGGCCGGCGCCATTTGCACAGCTCATCGCACCAGGCGGCGGAGAATTGCGGGCCGCGTAAGGACTCAGGATCGTCCGCCGAGAAAATCTGCGCGATCGCGCCATTCGGCCAGGTCACCTGCCGCTTCGACGGCTCGTAGAGCGGCTTCGCGTGCGGAGGATGCACGGCAAGAAGGCCTGAGACGCCCTCACCATCACGGCGCGCGCGTCCGCAAGAGTCTCGCCGACCAGCGCCACCCGCGTTGCTGGCCCCGAAGGCTCGAGGCCGCCCACGATGGCGCGCACCCACTCAGCTCCTGCCCGCGTCTTGCCTGCGCCGCGGCCCCCGAGCATCAGCCAGGTGGTCCACGGTCCCCCTCCCACAGCGCATGCCGGCGGCAATTGATCGTCGCGCGCCCAAAGCCCGAAATCGTAATGCAAGCGTTGCAGCTCGTCCGCGCGCAAGCCAGAAAGAAACGTTTCAAGCGTGCCGAGCCTGATTGAGTCGCTGAAGGCGGAGCGCAAGATCGCGGCGGAGTCGGTCCGCATCGTCGGTCGCCTCCGGCTTCGTCACGCTCTTGTCTTGATCGGGCTCTCCCTTGCCGCTCGCGCTATCGTCGAGCTCGACGAGCTTCGCGTAAAAGCGCGCGAGACCGCTCAACGTGCGCGCATCGCGCTCGGCATCGGCCGCGCTCTGTGCGACATCGCCGCCTTCCACATCGGGGGCCATACGCTTCTCCAAATGGACCAGCCTCTTGTCGAGCGCTTCGAGCAGCCGGCGGATGATGTCGCGGCGGCGAAGCTCCTCGACGGCCGCACGCTTTGCCTTGGGCTCGTCCGGTGCGCGGGGCTTCCGCCCGGGCTTCAGCTTCTTGGTGCCGACGAGCCGAACCCAGCCTTCCTTCTTGGCGCGGAGGCCAAGCGCCCGCTCGCTGACGCCGTGCGCCAGCGCGATGCGCCTTTGCGACCAGTCGCCATGGACGAAGTCATGCTTGACCCTCTCCCAGTCGGGAAGAGCCGTTGGGATCTCATCGGTAATTTGCTGAGGCCTCTTCGTCTTTCCCCTCTCCCCTCGCGGGCGAGGGTGAGGAGTCGGAGCGTCAGTTCGCTTTGGGTTTGGCCGGCGTCGTGCCGCACGGTACGGCAGTGATGGTGCAGTTGCTGTACAGCCCCTGGCTGGCGCACATGATCTTCGGATCCTTCGCCGTCTCCATCGTCGCGTCGCTAAAAATCTCGGTCGCCTTCTTGAGCCATTCCGTCTTGGCGGCTTCCATCGACGTCTCCGGCGACGGCGTGAATGTCGG